TAGAGTTAAAAAAATATGATTGATGATTGTACGGATTTCTTTCCTTAATTCTGTCCTCAGTCCACGTCCAATCAATGTGACAATTCGGATTTTCAAAAACTATATTACCACAATTCTCTGGTGTTTTTACATAGAATACACCTGCTATACTTGTGCATGGATGTGAATGTGTTTTGTTTCCTTCTTTGTAACGGTTGATATTAAACCAGAAGTTATCTAAAAATAATTCTCCCTCATACCCAAACTCTTTAAAAAATGTTACAGTATGAGGAAATATCTGATCGAATAAGAATTTATATTTTTCATAGTCTCTGTCCTCAGTTTGATAACCAGTGCCACTTTTATTCCTTCCCTTTTTATTATCTTCTTCTTCTCCATATACCATTCCTTGAAGTTTTTCTAAATCTACATTTAAAAAAGTAGAGAAGACAGGTACAGGAAATAAATTATCAATTTGCATATCTAATTTATATCCACCAATTCACAGACACCACCAGTACAAGCCAATTCCTGTGATCCTGTGGTGTTATCTTCTTCCTCAAAGTCTTTCAACTGTGTCCAATCAATAGTTTTCTTTGGCATCAACTTCTTAAACTTTCCATATTCTTCTTTGGAAATCTCCTGATAAGGAGCTTGCTTATAGGTGTGATCTGAGTAGGGAAGGAAAGATACACCCGATAAGTGATCAAAGTTCTTCCAGCACCA